CTGCTGCTGGTTCTGCTACTCCAGACGTTGACGTTCTATCAATCTGCCAATGGGGTCGTCGATATGCCAGCATGATTCAAATCGTGGAGTCGGTGGTGGTCGGTGCTATTCCAAGGCAATCAGGCAAGCAGATACTCATTGCTGCTTTCAACATCACGCCGGCAGAAGCGGAAAACATACTTGCTGATGCTGGTAACGGTTTTGTGCCGCAAGCCTCTGTGCCACAAGAAGGCGGGTTCTAATGCCGAAGAAGTTAAAACTTACGAGCGAGCGAAAGGAAATGCTCAAGCGTAATGGCAAGATCACCGGCAAGCCGATCCGCAATAATGTATCAATCGAAAGCCGGTACATTGCCGCGCTGACTCGGCTGGTCAATCAAATGACGGCGCAGACAGAACGCGAGCTGCTACGGATGCTCAAGCAGGAAGGCTTTGGACAAGCGATGGATGCCAAAGACCCCATCGTTAAAGCCTACCCGCAAACCAAGGCGTTGCTTAACAAGATGAACAAAATGTTCAACAGCTTGTTCGGGCGCAAGGCACAGGAGTTGTCAGATGGGATGCTGGCTTCCGTCACAAAGGAATCTGAGCTGAGAGTTGAGCAGTCGCTCAAAGACTTGTCAGGTGGCTTGACGTTCAAGATGGACAACCTTGAACCAAAAGTTCAGTCGGCTATCAAGTCGGCACACCTTGAGAACATCGCCAAGATCAAAACCATTCCAGATCAGTACATGGCAAGAGTGGAGAAAGTGTTGCTGCGTTCTGCCGGCGGCAACATGGAAGGCATGACCGAGGCACTGCAAAACATAACGGGCATGGAAAAGCGACAGGCAAAGAACATCGCGCTGGATCAGACCCGCAAGAGCTTTGCAGAAATCAACCGCGCCCGTATGCAGACAGCAGGAGTCAATCGCTATGAGTGGGTACATAGTGGAGGCGGTGCAAAACCTCGTGAGAAGCACATCACGCCCGTTGAGTCCGGTGGCTTGAATGGTGGTGTCTATGAGTATGACGATCCTCCCAACGCAGCGGAGGAAGGCGATGAGCCATACCACGCAAACCCAAGCGAAATGATTAACTGCAAATGCATTGCCGCGCCCGTAATTGATTTTGACGATGATGAGTACGCCGATGAGGATGAGGAGAGCGAGCAGGAAGAAGGCGAGGAAGATTACGCAGAGGACTCGGTTGCTCAGTACCGCATTCCAAGAACGGCAAGGCGAGCATGAAGCCAGAGACAACGCTACGCAGGATGATAAAAAACCCCATGCTGTTTGAGAAAGACATTAACAAGCTGGCGGTATTGCTGAACAAGAACAGGCAGCAGCAGCATCTTGCAACGCTGGCTTGGGAGTTGCTGAACAAGATTGCCATGCAACCAAATGGCAAGGCTTTACTTGACCAGCTTGATCGCTTGATCTAGGCTTATTGCTCGCGGGGTGAATATGCCAACAGCACGACAAGATGATGTAAACGGCTGGTTCGAAGTCAAAGGCAATCCTTTGTCTAAGGTCGGCGTGTTTCCGTACTCTGGAGCGCAAATCGGAGACTCCCAAAATCCCGATAAGATTTACATGGTGTATCGCCCCGTAGAGGAGCTGGCTGACGAGGAATGTATTAACTCCTTCAAGCTAGTTCCTTGGATTGATGATCACGAAATGCTTGGTGCTGAAGCCAACGGCTTAACGCCAGCAGAAAGAAAAGGCATCCAAGGTGTTGTTGGTGAAGACGTTTATTTTGAGGACGGGTTTCTCAAAGGAAACATCAAAGTCTTTTCAGACGCACTCGCAACACTTATTGAAAGCGGCAAGAAAGAACTTTCTTGTGGCTATCGTTGTATGTACGAACTTGTCTCTGGAACTTTTAACGGTGAGAAGTACGATGCAATACAGCGCGAGATCAGAGGCAATCACCTTGCACTTGTTGACGAAGGTCGCATGGGCAAAGAGGTGGCGGTGCTAGATCACTTCACTTTCACTGTAGACAAACTGGAGGCTATCATGCCTGAAGAAAACAAAGTCGAAGATGCAGCACCGACATTAGAAAGTCTTGCCGCTGAACTCGTAGAACTGAAAGAATTTATCAAAGCCCTTAAGCCAAAAGAAGAAGCCGAGCATGGCGAACTTCCTGCGGCTGGCGATGAAGAAGAAGCTGAAGCTGAAGACAAAGAAGAAGAAGCTGAAGAAGAAACCGAAGACAAGTGTGATGCCGCTGATTCTGCCAATCAGATTAAAGCATTACAAAAGCAGGTTGCTTCCATGAAAGCTGCAATGTCTGGTATGGATAAAGCCTTCCTGACTAGCATCAGCAAGCGTGATGAGTTGGCAAGCAAGCTGTCACAACACGTTGGCACGTTTGATCATTCAGGCATGACCGCTTCTGAAGTTGCCAAGTATGGCATTAAGAAATTGGGCATCAAGTGTGAAGCTGGTCAAGAAACCGCTGCACTAAATGGCTTCCTGCATGGTCGCACTCAGTCGAGTGTTATTGTTACTGGCGACAGTGCTAAACCATCGTCAGAAATTGACGCTTTCCTGACTCGCTAAGGAGCTGACTCATGGCATATCAATCAAGTGTTACAACCAATCAAGGCTTCGGCGTTATCGGTGATCTCGTATGGGATGGTCCACAACGCGCAGAGCCAGCAATCCTCAACTCAACTTCTGCTGCCAACAATGTTATCGGTCGCGCTTTCAGTCGCAAGACTACAAGCAACCTGAACGAAGTTGAAGCTGGCGGTACTGGTGCGTTCGCTGGTATTTTGTTCAACAGCAAATCTTATGCTTCATACGGCACTGCTGCTGGCGGCACTCTTGCAGCCACTATCGTTCTTGCCAATGAAACGCAAGTTGAATTGTTGAAGATGGGTACTGTGCTGGTGTCTCTGACAACTGCTGCTGCGGTAGGTAATGATGTTCATTATGTACAAGCTGATGGTACTTTGTTGGCTGTTGCTGCTGGCACTTCTCCTGCTGTTGGCAATTCCGCTGTTCCTAATTGCAAAGTCGTGCGCCTTGATACATCGGGTGCTGGTCTTGCTGTTATCCAACTGACTAACTAAGGAGAGCGATGATGAGTCACTCTGAAAGAAGCTACATCGCGCCTCGTAAAGTTGGCGTATTGAAGTTCACGCAATGCGAGAACTACAAAGACTTGAACCGTTTAGGCATCGGCTTTGACAGCCGTGACTTGAGCAGAATGGCACAAGCCGTTGGTATGGATAGCGCACCACAAGCACCAATCACAGCACCTTCTGTGACTACTCCTGTGCAGTTTTTGCAAGCATGGTTGCCAGGATTTGTTGAAGTGGTGACTGCTGCTCGTCGCATTGATGAGTTCTGCGGTATTGCTGTTCAAGGTTCTTGGGAAGATGAAGAAGCGGTACAAGGCTTGCTCGAAAAATTGGGCGAAGCACAACCGTATGGCGATCAAACCAACGTGCCACTGTCTAGCTGGAACACCAACTTTGAGCGCAGAACCATTGTGCGTTTTGAAGAAGGTATGCAAGTTGGTCGCTTGGAAGAAGCTCGTGCTGCTCGTATCAACTTGGCATCTGCTACTGCCAAGCGTGAAGCTGCTGCTCGTGCGTTGGAAATCTCACGCAACAAGATTGGTTTCTACGGCTACAACGACGGCGAGAACCGTACTTACGGTTTCTTGAATGATCCGAACTTGTCTGCCTATGTTCCTTTCGCTAACGGTGCTGCTGCCTCTCCTTTGTGGGCAAACAAAACCTTCCTTGAAATCACTCGCGACATTCGCATCATGGTTTCTGCGTTGCGTACTCAAGCTGGTGATTTGATTGATCCAGAGCGCACTGACATGACGCTGGGCTTGTCCACAGCGGTTATTGATAGCATGTCCACCACTTCAGACTTCGGCGTAAGCGTTACCGAATGGCTTGCAAAAAGCTATCCTCGCGTTCGCGTTATCTCTGCTCCTGAATTGACTGCTGCAAATGCTGGCGACAATGTTGCTTATTTGTACGCTGAAACAGTGAGCGAGTCTGGTTCTGATGACGGTCGCGTTTGGACTCAAATCGTGCCACAGAAGTTTATGACTTTAGGTGTCATGCAAATGACCAAGAAGTACGAAGAAGATTACACCAACGCTACTGCTGGTGTGATGCTGAAAAGACCTTACGCAGTTGTTCGTTATTCAGGCTGCTAAGTAATATCGGAATGGCGGGGAGTAAAATCCCCGCTTGTTCTGTCGGTTTGCCAATCAGAAGGAAAACAAAATGCCTTACGTTTATTCGACCATCACCGCATCACAGGCTTACACTCTCTACGGCGAAGCACCGGATGGCGGCTTGCCACCAGCCAAACAGATTTGCATTATTGCCGGCGGCAGTAATACACCAGACAAACACTTCATAACTCCTCGCGGCGTTGTCACTCAAGTGACTGACGAGCAGTTAAGACTATTGAACCAGTGTCCCGCATACCTGCGACACAAAGCGGCTGGCTATTTGACCGAAGACAAGGTTGAGCGCAAAGCCGATGTTGTAGCAAAAGAAATGAAAGCCAAGGACGGTTCTGCTCCAAAGACTCCAGAAGATTTCCAAGAAGACAAGAAGCCGATCACCAATAAAAAATCCAAGCGTGATGAGGATTGATTACAGTGGCAACTCATGTACTGGATATTCCTGCGTTCAGGATTTCGTTTCCTGAATTTGCTGATACCGCCAAGTACCCCGACAGCTTTTTGAGTAGTTGTTGGGAAGTTGCCACTTGTTTCATCCACGACAACGACTATGGAATGCTTGTAGGGGATTGCTTGCAACGTGCGCTTGAATTGCTGACGGCGCATATTGCCAAGCTCTCAACAGCAACCAACTCTGGTCAGTCTTCAGGGCTTACCACCAATGCCAATGTAGGTGACGTTTCTGTTGCCGTATTGCAGCCACCGATCAAAAGTCAATTTCAATTCTGGTTGCTACAAACCCCATACGGCGTTGAGCTGCTTGCCCTGTTGGGCGTTAAAGCGGTTGGCGGTTTGTATGTTGGTGGCTTGCCAGAAAGAACAGGCTTTAGAAAGGTTGGCGGCACGTTCGTGTAGAGGCTGATCATGTCAGTCACTATCACAAGAAGCGGAGAAAAGAATCTCAAGCGCATAATGAAAAACATGACTGAGCTGAAACGCTCCACTATCAAGGTCGGTTTTTTTGAAGATTCGAAATATGACGATGGCACACCTGTCGCCTACGTTGCGGCTATCCAAGAGTTTGGATACCCAAAAGGCGGAATACCTTCACGCTCCTTCATGCGATCCACAGCAAAAGAAAAAAAAGATGAGTGGGCTGAGATAACCGGTCAAGGTGTTATCGCTCTTGCAGAAGGTAAAATTTCTGCCAAGAAACTTGGCGAAAGGCTAGGTGGCAAGGCGGCAGGTGATGTCAAAAAGAAAATCAGATCGATAAAAGAACCGGCACTATCTCCGGTTACGCTTCAGTTAAGACACTGGAAAAAAGTAAAGCCAGACCTGAAGATAACAAAAAGCGTGGTCGGTCAGGCGGCATGGCTTGTTGCTGAGGGTGAAAATGTCGTGCTAACTGGATCAGCAGCAAAGCCTCTGGTTGACACCGGCATCCTGTTTGCAGCGATTACTTACAAGGTGGACTCACTGTGATTGTTCCATCAAGCAACCTACTCAATACCGCATTTAACCTGATCAGCAAAACATCGTTCCAATGGTATCCACAAAGCGGCAGAACGCTGAATGAGATAGGCGTGTGGGTAAGTGGATATGCCGCACCGATCACTCTGTACGGAAGCATACAGGCTGTTTCCCGTGACGTTTACCAAGCACTCGGCTTGGACTATCAAAAGAATTACATCAGCATCCATGTCAGTAGCCCGCTGGTGGATATTGGGCGCGGTCATTCCGGTGACAAAATCAACTGGAAAGGCATCGACTACCAACTCACTTCGGAAGTGAACTGGTATAGCATTGATGGCTGGACAAAAGTAATGGCGATTGAGCTTGGATTAAAGCCGCTTACTGAACGCATATTTGACGAAACATTTGACAGGACATTCGCATGACAATCCTTGAGCAAGCACTGGTAATCAAGAACGAAACACAGCCGCTTCAGAACACAGCGGTCAGAGTGGGTACCTGCCTTGAGGATATTGCACTCGACCTTACTGCCATACGCGAAGAAATGGTCAGCAATATAAAAACTTTTATTTATGTTTCGAAATCTGCTCCAGCCATTGAAGGGTATTTTTCATCGGTTAAAGCGGCGTGTATCTATGCCGGAACAATAGCAACTGAGGATTCTCCTGTTGGCGTGGTTATCGGCACTGGGAACTTTAGTGAAAACCCATTTGAGATTCCTGCGTTCGTACACTTGATTGGAGAGGGAAGCAGCATAACCCTAATTGAAGATTCAACTCCTGTCTATTCTGGAGCGAAGGGTTTTGTTAGTGTTTTTTCTGACGGTCTAAGTGCTTCTGGATTGACTTTCCGAAGCTCTGTAAACGCTGCACTCCATATCGGTTCTGGTGTTGGCGTGTTCACCGATTGCGTGTTCAATGGAAAAGATGGTGGCTCAGGAGTTTTTGAGGATGCTGCTGTTTTGATTGGCGACTATGCAAGCAGCCTAGCGCAAGTCAGGATGGTGAACTGCACTTTTCTGACTGGGATTTTTTGCATTGGCACAAACCACGATGATCCAAAGTTGCTCGACTTTCTCAACTGCCAATTTCTAAGCGACTATCAAAACTGGCTTGTAACAGGCTCAAGCCCAACAGACGCGCCTGTAATCATCAACTCTCAAGGAACGTATTTCAAAGACGGTCTTTCAATATCGATGCAAACTGACTATCAGTTTTGTTCTGGCAATGTTATCGGGGTTGGCGAGTGGTCTGGTTTCACAAACAACAGCCCCAACTTGCATTTCACACTGACTGACAATGTGACTGGTGCGCTCACAATTGATGGGAAAAATGTTGGCGGCGAAAGCCCTGCTGACTTTTCTCAGGTGCTTTACGTTTCCAAGAACCCGAACGATGGGCAGTACGCAACAATCAGCGCGGCGTGTGCAGCAATAACAGACTCATCTGCTTCCAAGCCTTACAGCATATTGGTCGGGGCTGGTGTGTTTGATGATCAAAACATCATCTTGCCAGAATATACTTCTGTTGTTGGTGCTGGTCAGGGCGTGACAATCATCAAGCCAACTGCTGCAACCGCAACTGTCTTCACTATCGCTAACGTAAACTGCAACATTAAAGCATTGACTATTCAAGCTCCATCCACTATTGGATCAAGTTGCGTTGTAACGGCATCGGCAAACGGATTGTTTCGTGCAATCAATGTAGATTTTATTGGTGGAAGTTTCGGCTTTGCTCCACAAGTAACGGACGGCGATGACTTCACTTTTTCTTTTACATCATGCACTTTTTTAAATCAGATCACGGCAGGGATTAACTGCACCTCGACAGACCTTGCACAGACAATCGGCTACGTCAGGCTTTGCAACTTT